TTCTCGGCCAATTCCAAAGCTTCATCAAGAAGCGAACTATATTCGAGATCACTAACCGTCCTTGTCTCCCCTTTAATCTTCACTTTTTTCTCATGTAAATTAAAAACCATAGCATGTTCATGTAACTCAATAAGTGGAAAATAAATTTCATCTAAATTCCTACTATCATCGTCTGTGAAGAAGAAAGGCTTAAAAGACCCTTGTTTAAAACACTCGTAGCCTCCTTCTATAAAGAATGCGACGGTGTCCAAAACTGCTCCTACCAAATCCATGGCGGTAGCGTGTTTTGGTGCAGCACACAATCTAAATAAATCAATACCATGTACTGAAAATTTAAGATTAGTAACGGAGCACAAACCAACGGCAGCTGCGACTGAAATCAGTGCAGAAATTTTCTCAAATACAGGTGCATTACGGACGGAATCCCAGTTTTCACGAAGTTCGGGAATCTTGCTTAACCATTCTACACCTTTTAACTTTTTAGCGTCTCCAAATGTACCAGCTTGAGGTTCAAAAATATTAAAACCAAACAAATCTTTGCACCATTTGATAACATCTTCTTGGGCTAAAATCTGTTCACACAAACTTCCAGTAGTAAGAGCTCTCAGTGATAAAACTATTTGAGCTGCTATTTGAGCGGGAGTCTTCAAAGCAGGTAATGTAATGGCAAGAGCTGCAATGACTTCCAAGACTTCAAAAATCTTAGATGTATGGGCTCCCGCACTTATAGATGACACTGTCTCCTTGGCTAAATTTAAAATACTAGCAGGATAAACATGTTCTAAAAGAGACTGGTGAACGAAATCAATGTTCCCTAAAGTTTGCTTTGGTTGGCGAACGCACTTTGGAGTGGGCACACCATGCATACTTCCATATTTCCTCAAATCCTTCATTTTTTGTTTCTTTCGAGCACGTTTGTTTTTAGCGTATTTCTTTCGCGCTGCTTGCTTAGGATTAACAGAAATCTTAAACTTACGAACACGTTTGCTTTTGGCAGATTGTTTCCGTGCTGTTTGTTTTGATTTCGATGGAACAGCGGATTGAGGAACGTATTCATCATCGCTGTCATCGTCACTATCACTATCGTAATTAGCGACTTCCAACGGAGGCATGGTGGGATCGACATTAAAATCGTCGACATGGGTTAGTATTGAGTCGTGTTTCTCCGTAGAGCAAACGTAAACCTCATTACAATTATTTACGATACTATTA